AGTAGAAAATCCAGTGCCGTATTCAAATACATCTGCACCTTCCCAATTCATAGAATTTAGATACTCATAACAGGGATAGGTATACATAGGCATAACTTCCCCATCACCATTCACAGGCATTTGATTTTTTGCACTCTCTAGAAAACCAAAGTCATTTCTTAACTTATCAAATAGATATGCAAGATGAAATTCTTCCATACTAAGTTCAACACCTTTCAACTGAACAGCGGTATCATAAATATCAATCATTTAAATTTTCCTCTAGCCATAATCTCTGTTAGGCAAGCGAGCATATTGATTTCTTGATCTGCAACAAAAGCCGCTTTGTATTGATACTCACCCAGTATAACAACAACATGGGGAATACTAGAACCATCCATATAATCGTACAGATTGTCGTAAAGACGGCGGAACAAGCGAGTAGGATCATTGTCGATATTGTTGACAATCCATTTGCGAACATTAGTAAACTCCTTCTGTTTCATAGACTGCATAAGCTCTTTGATGTTTACCTCTGAAATATCTACCAGTATTCCAGCATCAATTCTGCCAGACACAGAGTATCTTTGAAGCTCATTTAGAACCCTTCTCCAATCTGGAAAGAACTTATTGATGACCTCTGCAACTGCTTTAGGCTCAAACTTTACATCCTCTACAACAAGAACATTCATCACCCGTTTGAAGAATTGTTCAGCCAGTTCCTTCTTCTCTGACTTCTGAATTGTAAAATCCACCACACTACAACGAGAATGTAGTGGTGGTATCAGACGATTCTTGTAGTTACAGGTTAGAATAAATCCACAGTTCTTGTGAAACTCTTCAATGAACCCACGCAACGCAGGCTGAGTTGATTGTGGATTTAGATAGTCTGCCTCATCCAGAATAAGATACTTGCGACCACCATGCAGAGACACAGTGGAAGCAAAGTTCTTGATCTTGGTTCTGAGAACGTCAATACCAGACTCTTCAGAACCGTTGATAAACATGTATGTCAAACCCAGTTCATCTAGCATAGCCTTAGCAGCAGTTGTTTTACCAACGCCGGGGCCACCAGACAGAATTAGATTTGGTATATCACCTTTAGAGATAAACTCTGACAGGGTTTGTTTCAACGCATCTGGTAGCACACATTCGCCAATCGTCTTAGGCCGATATTTTTCCGTCCATAAGAAATCTTCCATCATATAAAAATCCTATATTAAACCATATGTCGATCTATTTTAGCCAACCCTCTTTTTGTAATTGCAGTATGTATTGGTTGTTCTTTAAATTCAAAACGTCCTTTACCATAAGTACCTTCCTGTCCTGCTTGACCAAAAGTGTTGTTATCCTCTACATGTTCAAACATGTATTCTACTTTGGGATTTTCTTTATTTGTAGCTACTTGACCCCTAATCCAACAATAATCACATCCTAAAAAATCAACCCAAGACATAATAATAGTGCTACGACCTCTTTTCATTTTAAATTTATAACAACAATGTTTTCCGCCACACTCATCATGCATTTGTCCACTCAAAAATACTGTTCCTATTTCTTCTGGAGTTGCAATTTTTTCTTTACGAATCATTCTTAACCAATCATTTGTCTTATATGGTTTTTCATTGCCGTGATAATTACCAATCAAACCTTGTGCTTTATAATCTATCTCCCTAACAATTTTTTTGTGCGATTCTGCGATATCAACCATATCTTTCATAACATGTTCATTAAAATTTCTGATTACTATGCATGACAAACTAACTTTTCCTAAACCAACTTTTTCTAAATTTTCTAAAGCTCGAAGTTTAAAATCTAACGAATCTTCATTGTGAATTTGTTTATTTATTTCTCTATCTAATCCCCCAGAAATATCAATATGAAATCTTAACTTATTTTTATTACTACCTACTGTCTCTTTTATTTTATAACAAAAATCAAGATCATTAGCTATACGTTTACCATTAGTTGACACATACGCATTATGACCATACTTATAGATTATTTTTAAAAAATCTAAAAAATTTGGATGAATCGTCGGTTCTCCACCTATCAAAACAATTTCTTGAGGATTATTTCCACGGGTGCTGTTAACTGGTATATGTTCTGCAATATCTAACTTATAATTTTGACCCAACCTACTAACTACATCTTCAAAATAATCTACAGTTACTTTAGGTATAAATCCCTTTCTTGGATCAATCGTAAATTTATCCTTTTTAACACTGTTAGCCATAGCTTCAGCGTTATAACAAATATTACAATCCATATCACAATATGGCCACACATCAAAATATACGCTTGGAAAAGGATTTTCTTCCAAGTCAAATTGCGTCATTTTAGTTTTTTCGTAAAGTAATTCTGATCCTGTTAACATGTTATTATCCTTGTTTTAAAATTTCCTGTTGTTTTTTGTAATATTCAAAAAAAGGTGCAATTTTATAATTATTGGTTAAGATACCCCTTCGACTACTACCAGCATCTGGAATACCATCATCATCCACGTTCCAATCAGTTAATTTACCTAACATGATACCTGCTTTTGTTTCAAATTTATACATTAACGAATTACATTCAACAAAACCTTCCACTATATTATTTTGTAAAATATTATCAATTTTTAAATCAACCAATTCTGATGCTACTTCTGCTAGTTCTGTCAATGAAAAACTTTTTGTTTTCATATAATTTCCCATTTGACCTATAGATTTTAATCTTAAAGCCACAGGAAATTTAATAGGACTAAAAGTTATATTATATTTTAAAGCAGTATCAATAATGTAATTAAGTAAAGGTTTTAAAACATGAACATTATCTGGACTTACAATAACATTTATGTGTGGTAATATCTTATATTTAAAACAATTTTCTAAAGCCATCATTTTTGGTTTAGCATATCTGCCGCCATCAAATAACTCATAAATGTTATCATCTAATCCACCATTCATGCTCAAACCCAACATATTCAAACCAGAATTTTTAAGATTTTTTGTATATGTCTCTTGTTTTAATCTAATACCATTAGTTAATAATGAGGGTCTATGGCCAGAACTTCTAGTTATTTTAATTAAATTGAATAGATTTTTATTCAATGTAGGTTCTGCACCAATAAATCTAATGTCACATCTATTAGGGAGTTTTTTAATAACACTTTCAAATTCATGAATATTTATATCTGGTATATTATCATTATTTAACATTTCTCCCAAATAGCAATTAGAACAAGCCAATTGACAACGATATGTTGTTTCAATAGATATGGTTTTGAATATATTATCTTCTGGTTCTTGTTCAAAATAATTCATATTTATTTCCAATAAAAATATTTGTTAACCATAGTACGATTCTGGTTCAAGGGCAATAAAATATTCAATATCAGAATTTGTGTTTTTGAAATTGCTAATTTTGTTAGAAGACACACTAACATCATATGTTCCAGCCATAAGTTTTAGATTCTCAACCTTGAACCAGAATTTGTAATCAGTAGCATCTGATGCTTCATCAAAAATTTCTGCATGATATGCATTAGCAGTATCATTTTTCTTATCAGTAACCCTAAGATTACCACCTTCCAGCACCATATCAGGCGCACCAATACTTGCAGCTGCCCGATTGATTTCAGATAATTGTTCAGTTGACAATGTAAATTTTACCTCACATTCAGGCATTTCAATAGCTGAAGATACAGTAGTAACTACACTAGGATCACTATACCAATATTTTAGTGAGTTGTTAGACTCACCTTTCATCACAACAAATTTATCTTGGAAATCCAAATCTAAATTTTGAAATAAAGACATGCAGGCAAGAAACTCATTCAAGTCATAGATAGCAACATCCTGCTCAAATGTTTCTTCGACTGTAGCTTGAGCCACAATATTCTTCATTGCTGACATTGTGGATAGTGTTGAACCCATATTAATCATCAGGTTTTGATTGATTGTAGAATAGTTCTTCAACACAGAAATTGTATTATCACTTAGTTTCATTTTCACTCTCTTCCATTTCATTAATGTATAACGCTATAATACCATAGTGAATCACTTTTAGCAAGTCCCTTCTGTTCTTTCCATCTTTTTTTCCGTATCGTTGTGCATACTTCATAATGTTGCCGATACAGAAACCTTCACCATGACCACCATCTATAATAAACTCTGTAGCTTGAAACTTGTTCTCACT